AAACCTAAAAAATTAAGTCCTGCTAAAAAGGCTATGGCAAAGGCATCCGCTAAAGCTGCTGGTAGACCATATCCAAATCTTATTGATAACATGAAAGCGAGTAAAAAATGATTACCTTTAAACTAGACGACAAGTCTGCAGAAGCTATGGTTTCTGTATTAAATGCAGTACACCCCGATGCTTCTTTTGTTCAAAACATTACCGCTCAATATGTTGATGCTACAACTGTAAAAGTTGAAGAAGTTCCTGCTGAGTTGATTAAAGAAGTTCCAGCAGAAATTACTATTGAAACTCCTGTAACAAAGGCTAAATAACAATGAGATTTATTCTCAACTGGGTTTTTGGTCTTTTTAAAAAACCAGATTCAGAAATTGTGTTTGCTTCTTTCCCTGTAAAAACGGAAAAGAAAAAACCACAGTTAAAAAAAGCTACTACTCGCAAGCCAGCGGTTAAAAAACCTGTTGCTAAAAAGGCTACTAAAGTTGTCAAAAAGGCTAAGTAATGTCTACATCTGGAGCTACAACATTTAACCTAGATCTCAATAACCTCGTAGAAGAGGCTTTTGAGCGCTGTGGCTCGCAATTACGTTCTGGATATGACCTACGTACGGCACGTAGAAGTTTAAACTTGCTAACGATTGAATGGGCTAACAGGGGTATTAATCTTTGGACTATTGAACAAGGTCAAGTTAACTTAGTTACTGGACAAAGTTTATATCCTATTGATAGCGATACAATTGACCTATTGGATACTGTTATTAGACAAAACAATGGTTCGTCTAGTAACCAGATTGACATTAATATTAGCCGTATTTCAGAGTCTACTTACTCTACTATTCCAAATAAATTGACTACTGGTAGACCAATACAGGTATGGATTAATCGCCAATCAGCCCAAATTAATGCTACCAGCGTTATTTTAACTGCAGCCCTAAGTACTACTGGTACAACTATAAATGTGTCTGATTCTACCCAGTTGGCTAGTGGTGGATTTATTAAAGTTGGTTCTGAAACTATTGGCTACGCTAATGTAACCCCATTACCGACCACTTTATACCCGAATGGCGGTCAATTGATTAATTGTTATCGTGCCCAAAATGGTACAACTGCTGCAAGCCATTCTAGTGGAGATGCTGTATCTGTACAAAATCTTAACTCAATTAATGTCTGGCCCACCCCCGATGCTGGTGGTGCTCCATATACATTCATTTACTGGCGCATGAGGCGTATACAGGACGCTGGAAATGGCGCAACAGAGCAAGACATCCCTTTCCGACTATTACCTTGTATGGTGGCTGGATTAGCTTTCTATTTGGCTCAAAAGCTACCAGAAGGTCAGCCCCGTGTACAGTTTTTAAAACAAGAATATGAAGAGCAATGGTTAATGGCATCAACAGAGGATAGAGAAAAAGCGTCTGTTCGCTTTGTGCCAAGGTCTTTGTTCTATGCCTAATAAGTACAGTAGTGGCAAGTATTCAATTGCCGAATGTGATCGATGTGGTCAGCGCTATAAGCTAAAACAGCTTAAAAAGCTGGTTGTAAAGCAACAGATTAAGAATATTAAGGTTTGCCCTGAGTGTTGGGAACCAGATCAGCCACAGTTATCTTTAGGAATGTATCCAGTAGATGACCCACAAGCTGTTCGGGAGCCTCGCCCAGATACTAGCTATATTGCATCTGGAGTAAGCGGTTTGCAGACTTCAAATGGTACTGGCAATAGTGTTAGCGAAGTTGGCTATCAAGAGGGCGGTAGTAGAGTATTCCAATGGGGCTGGAACCCTGTTGGTGGGGCAAGTAGTTTTGACAGCGTTTTAACACCAAATTACTTGATTACAGCGTGTGTAACAGGTACAGTATCAATATCAACTTAGGAGTAAATCATGGGATATAAAAGCAAAGCAGATGGTCCAGTAGTAAGCAAAGGTAAAACCAACGCAAAGGTTTTTCCTGATGATGGTCCAAAAGTAATTCAAAGCGGTCCAAAAGCCAGCAAAAGCGGTTTAAACAAGGCATACAAAGCTGTAGGTCGTAATATGGCTCGTGCCAATAATCAAAGAGGACGTTAATCATGTCTGTTCAGAAAAAAGTTAGCATTAAACCTACTGAGGCATATCCTTTAGGTCATGCGAAAGAAAACAAAGATGCGTCTGCGTATGTTAAAAATGGCGCTTCTGCAGAAGCTGGTATGGCTCCTATGAAGGCTGGTGAGTACGCTACAAGTAAATCTGCTAAAGACGCTGATTTAAAAGACCCAGTACCCAATGGCGTAAGCTTTGGCACATCCAGAGAAAAGACTGATGGCATTACTATGCGTGGCTATGGCGCTGCTACTAAAGGCATCAAATCAAGAGGACCAATGGCTTAAACATGGAAAATTTAAACGTATCTTTACGACTTTTAAACGAAATTCTTGGGTATCTTGGCACTCGTCCATACCAAGAAGTTGTTGGATTGGTAAATGCTTTGCAAGATGAGTTTAAACGCCAATCAGCTTTAATATCAGAAGAACCTAAAGAGTAATGAATTACACCGAGCTTAAAGCTGCTATAGAGGCATATGCTGAAAACTACGATTCCGCTATTGGTGGTTTCGTAGAGAATATACCTGTATTCGTAAAACAAGCAGAGCAACGCATTTATAACTCAGTTCAGATACCATCTTTAAGAAAGAATGTAACGGGTACTCTAACTTCTGGTAATAAGTATTTGTCAGCACCAAACGATTATCTTGCTACTTATTCTATAGCGCTTATAAATGACGATGGTTCATACTCTTACTTATTAAATAAAGATGTAAACTTTATCCGTGAGTCATATCCAACCCCAACTGATACTGGTGTTCCAGCTTATTATGGTCTTTTTGGTCCGCAATATAGCTTTCCGAATGAATTAAGTTTTATTCTTGGACCAACTCCAAACTCTAATTACAATGTAGAACTTCATTATTTCTATTATCCAGAATCAATTGTTACCGCCAATACTACTTGGCTTGGTGATAACTTTGACTCAGTTCTTTTATATGGATCTTTGCTTGAAGCAGATACCTATATGAAATCTGATACCGATACCATTACTTACCATAAAGATCGTTATTCAGAGGCATTATCACTTCTTGTTCGCCTTGGTAATGGTCTTGAGCGTGGCGATTCGTATCGTGATGGTCAAACCAAGCTTAATGCTAACCTTAAAGGTAATACCGTCCTATGACAATCCAACAAGGTCAATGCACAATATTTAAGCAAAATTGTTTAAGTGGTAAAGAGAATTTTGCTGCTGGAACTTCTTATGTTTATAAAATTGCTTTATATACGGCTAATGCGGACTTATCTTACGCAACGCTTGCATATACGACTTCTAATGAAGTCAGCGGTACGGGCTATACAGCGGGGGGTAAAACACTTACTCCTATAGTCCCAGCAAGTTCTGGTCAAACAGCCTATGTTTCATTTAATAATGTAACTTGGACAGGCGTTTCCTTTACCTCTAGGGGTGCTTTGATTTACAATAGTACAACTGGAGCGGCTGTAGCTGTACTAGATTTTGGCAGTGATAAACAGGCAGGACCAAACTTTGTTGTAACTTTTCCAACGGCTAGTTATACAACTGCCATTATTCGTTTTAGCTAGGAGCAATTATGAGCAATATTGAAAAATCAAACCTTGGTGACGCAGCAAGCGCATCTTTGGGTAAACATTCCGATACCGATGAACAGTTCGGTGTACAAGGCATTTATCACGCAGTTTGCTACGATGCCCTAGGTAATATTAAATGGGAGGCTGATGCTCCTAACTTAGTGATGGCAGTAGGTAAACAAGCCCTATTTGACTATTACTTTGGTGCTACTGGTACAGGTGGTGGTACAGCCGCTGGCGCTAACTACATGGGTCTTTGTGGTGGTACTGCTACTTATACAGCCGCTGATACTATGGGTTCGCATACTTGGACTGAAGTTGGCGGTACAAATGCTCCAGCCTATTCAGGTAGCCGTCAATCTCCAACATGGTCTGCAGCTACATCTTCTGGCACAACACCATCAAACATAACGACTAAAGCAGCTTCTGCTGTGACATTTACATTCACATCTGGTGGTACTGTAAACGGTTGTTTTATTAACGGTGGCGCTTCTGCTTCTGCTACTAAAGATACAACTACAGGTATTTTGTATTCTGCTGGTAACTTTACTGGCGGTTCAAAAACTGTCGCTGCAACGGATACCTTAAGCGTTACATACAGCACAACTGCTACTAGTTAATAGGAGCTTAATATGGCTCTTGTCTTAGCAGATAGAGTCCAACAAACGGGTACGGCTAACACAACAGTTAGCTTTACCCT